AGTCCAAGTTGCTCATACGGGTCTTTGAATTTAAGGTTTTTAAGTATTGTAACACCGTCATCTGACTCTAGTGGGTCAAGTCCTTTTACTTCAATAATTGACTCCATTCCAACTGCACCCAGAGTAGGACGTACAGCGTCTGCTGCTTTGTCTATACCTGCTTTTATTCTTAATCGTGCTTCATGTCCTAAAAGTATTTCTTTATTGTTTTCCATATTATATAACTTCTAAAATATCAGTAACTTTAACAAACTTATCACCATCTATTTCGTGGGTATCTGGTGAGTACTTAGCAAAGATAACTATGTCATCTTTTTCTAGTAAATAGCTATCCACGTACACTGGTCTTAACGGTAATGCTTTTACTTTTCCTTTGTACACAAAGTTGTCTTGTACTTCTACCGCTACAAAACCATCTCCTTTTTCTTCTTCTATTTTTTCTATTCGAACGTAATCTGTGTTAATTGCTTTCATATTTTTAGTTTAGTCCATGATAAATCTATCTTCTTTTTCCTCTTATGCGTTTTTCTTTCCATATAATAATTGGTAGCCAGTGTCTGAAGGTTGTACTATATCGTTAAAGTATTTTCCTCTATCCTTGGATATTGCACGAGATTTTGTAAAGAAACCGTCTTTCCACTTATCTGTTATTAACCTTATACACCAATGTCCTTTAAAGCATTTTGTCTTGTAATAAGCATTTCTATGATTAGCGTACCAGTCATTCTCTACTTGTTTCCATGCCATTGCTTTGAAATCTAGCTTACATGTATCACACCAGAAATCTGTTAGAACAAGCCTTTTAGCGTCTTTTATCAAATCTTCTCTTTCTTTTAAAGCTTTTTCTTTATTCCTGTGATACGTTCTATCGTCAGCACGTTTCTCTTGTGATTCTATAAGATGCTTTATGTGGTAATGTTGCTCGATTTCTGGTCGAGGAGCGTGCTCGTATTTCATTTTCCTATTCCAAATATTCCTTTAAGTCCTTTTTGTTCTCTTTGAAATTCTTCATATTCTTCAATTGTTCCTTCTGAAAAGAAAGCTGCTTCACCTTCTTCTGCTTCTTCAACCTCTTTAACTAAAACAACTTTATCACCCTCTTTTTGTGGTGTGTATTTTGTAAGTTCCCAAAGATTTTTAATTTTTTTAAACATTTTTGTTTAACAGTTTAGCTTTTATTCTATCTTCTAAAATTTTTATTTCCTCTTGTGCTTCTTTGTTAAAGATAAAGTTATAAATGTTTCCTGATTTATTTTCTGAAGGATCTATTACTCCAAAGAAAGAAGTAGCGTGTTTTAGACCTTTATCTACTGCGTTGTAATCTGTAATTCCTTCCTTATCTACAGCGGTAAGTAATGTGTCTACTTTTTCTGCTAAATAATCTTCGTCAATTCCACGTTGTAATAAAGCATCTTTTAGACTTTTCCTCTTGACTTCTATAGCTTCTATTATATTATCTTTCCTTATCAGCCTTTGTCCTTTTACTGCTGCGTAATTTGGATCTTCTATCTTGTAAGCTTCTTGTACAGAAGGAGCTAACTTACCTGTTTCTACTACTTTATCGATAAAGATTTTATCTTGTTTAGTTAGTGGTTTTAATTTCTTCTGTGTTTGTTTCGTTTGCATTTGTTTCTTCTCTTTTTAAGAGTTGGATGTTTGCTACTACTCCTAAATCTGCATTATGTTTTTCAAGTACAGCTTGTAAATCTTTTGTTAAAGCTTCTCCTTCTTCTGGCGTTAGTTCTCTCATATTATTTAGTCTTTGTTTCTTTTGAAGTTGGACCCGTTTGTTGGTTTAGTAATCTTTCTATTTTTTGAAGTAAAATCGCTACAGTTACAGCCTCCGCACCTTTTATTTGACTATTTTGTATTAAAACTGATATGTTTTTTAGTTCTTCTTTAGTAAATTGTTCCATTGTTTGTGGGTTTAATTTTTAATATATTTATTATAACAATTATATTTTTATTTTGTCAATGTTATTCCAGTATGAGTGCAAACATGTTTTTTGATCTTTAAAACACTGTATATATTTTCCATTACACTTTGGATGATTACAGTTACAATACTGTAATTCTTTTACTGGTTTATGTGGTTTTTGTACCCAATTTAACTTTGCTAAATAATTATAGTAATTATAAATTGACGTTTTTTTCACAATTTAATTATAACATATATCTTTCTTGTCAATACTTTTTGCTATCCACATCTTGACTTTTGCTACCTATTTGTGTTACTATATAGATGTATATATGCACGCGCGTTTGTACAAGGCTTGCCTTGGGAATAGTCACTTATAGCTAGGTGGCTATTTTTTATTTCTTTTAAGGTAAATATCTAGTATCTTTTGAGCGTCAGCGTAACTTACATTCCTTGTTAACGACTCTCTCCACAATTCTTCGTTAAGTTTTCTCTTTTTGGCTATCTTCTTATCAGTGGGTGGAAATAAAGCTAAATTGTTTTGTATGACTCTACGTGCCCTTTCTACGCTAGAAAACTTCGGAAGGCTCCTAACTATGTCTCTAAACAATACACCGTCTCCTTGGTCAGTTTTAAGCGTTTTAGAGGGGTAATAGTGGTTCCATAGAACACAGATTAAGCGTGAGTCGTCATTTCTGCTTTCAGGATCATTAGCTAATGTAAACAAAACTTCATTGTAATACGTTCTCATACTTTTAGTATGCCTTGTATCTATTATTTGTTAATAGAGTTATCCACACCCACGTCATAATAAAACTTCCCGTCTTCTTCGTATATCTTTTCTCCGTCTATGGTTAGAAGTAAGTTGTTTAATAAAGCTTTTTGGTGAGAGTGATTAAACGGTGTTTGCTTTACGTTTAGTCTTAGGTGGATTATTAGTTCTTGGCGTGGTTCGTTCATGGTTATGGTTTTAGTGCTTGCTTAAGGGTGTTGATAATTTCATCTTTTCTTTGTTTCATTTTCTAAAATTTAATTGTTACCCTTGCTAAATAAAGGTTGTTTTTTTCTTTTAGGACATCTCCGTTTTTTATTAGTTTTTCTATTCTATAAGCTACAGCACTTTTACTTGCAAGATTAAACAACAATAACATTTCTTCGTAAGTTGGGAAGCGTTGTTTTTTTAGAAAGAATTTCTGTAGTTTTTTAAGGTCTTGTTTCATTTTCTTCTATGGTGTTTTTGATTTCTTTTGTGACAAATGTTTAATTTCTTCTTTTTTTGCTTCTGTTTTTTTAATAAGTTTTAACTCTCTATGTATAGTTAATGGTCCATACGAAAGTTCTTGTTCTATTGTTACACCTTCACCATATATAGTTTCTACTAAGAAGTTTAACTTATAGTTTAAGTCTGTTAATTTTCTATTGTTTTCTTGCAGTGCGTTTACTTGTGATTCTAATGATTCAAATTTATTTTTGTTTATCCACATGGTTTTTCATTTTGCTGCTTATAATTTATAATAGTACACCAGTTTATTAATATGGTGTATTTCCTTTCATTTTATATTGTTTATGTTTGTAATGGTTTTTTCTCTGAACTTGTTAATTTGGGTGTCCGTTACGTAAGTAGAGAGGTCACGAGCATATGGGTTTATTTTTTTCTTTTCTGGCACAGCCTCTAAACACTCCTTTCTCATTTCTTCTCTACCTGCTTGGTGGGATTCCACAAATAGTTGTCTTAGTCTTTCCCCATCATTTTCATCTGAGTCTAGTAGGTGTGCAGCGTGTTCCCCACAGTACTTTTTAATAAAAGCATTTATCTGCTCTTTCGCTTTTGTTATGTGTTCGTTCATGGTTTAGTTATTCCTAATCCAGTTATTAATTTTTTCTTCTCGTTGTTCTTTATGTTTAGCTTGTATTTTCTTTGTGTACTTGTGTTTCTTTTTCATAGTTCGATATTTGTTATGTTTGTAAAAAAAGCCCCACAAGTTTTACATTTATATTGTGGTGGATTGCTTGTGTATACCCATCCATCCGATTTGTGCGTATGTTGTTTTTCTTCTAGTGCATTAACTACTTCTATAATTTCGTTTATTTTGTCTACTATTTCTTGTGGTGTTGGGTGGTATACGACGGTATGGGTTATTCCTTGCCTAGTTTTAAGCTCTTGTTTCCAAGGTTGTCTTAGTTTTTGTATCATAGTTTATTAGTTATTGTTTATTAAGTGCTATCCACAGATTTTTAACTGCTTGTTCTCCTGAATTACCCAGCTTGTATTCATTACCTCTTTCGAAGTATTGTTTTGCAATAAAAACACCGTCTCCGCGTCTTTCCAGTGCTCCAAACTCTGCCCCACACCTTTCTATTAGTTCTGATAAAGAAGGCACATACACCGCATCGCCATTGTCAGTATTGTAAAATGTATAACCTTTAACATCATCTATGCTTGATGACATATACGCAACGGAATTCGTGCCTAAAACTGATTCCCTTTCTTGAGGAAATCCAGCTTCTCGTAATTCTACACAATCTTCGTAAGTTAGTTTCATATTAGTTATTTGATGAGGTGGTGATGAGTAATTCTCTTAACTTTAATAATCTTTCTTTATCAAACATTCCGAAGTGAGCTTCTTGTTGTGGTATTTTAAGCATTTCTGCTAAATGTCGGTAGTACCACTTTTTTCCATATTTCTCGAACTTATCAAGATACATACCCTTAACCTCTTTCTTTAGCTCTCTCTCCTCTTTGTTAGACATTCTACCTAGTGGTTTTTTAGTATTTTGATGACAACCAACATAAGCATCACAAGGTCTACACAACCACACCATATACGATTTACCGTAGTTTTTGCCGTATATTTCTTTGTTTTCTACCCACTCGGCTTCGTTTTGACAATAGTTGCATTTCATATCCTATTATTGATGGTTAAGTTCTGAAAGGATTTCTTTTACGGCTCTATTCCATGTTACGTTGTCATCGTAGTCGCCGTAGTTCATCATTTCGCTTTTAATAATCTTCCCCTCTATCTTCTTCTTTAGTTCTTCGATGATGGCTTGTTCGAGACGGAGGTCGTGCTTTTCCATAAAGCTAACAAGCAAACCAGATTCGTAAACAAAGTGCCACGGGCAAGCTGGGTCAACTAAATCCCTGTCTTTGTATCCGTCATCACATCGGCAATCCGATAAAAGAAACTTATTTAGCTTCGCTATTTCCTGTTCTTTAAGTTGTTGTAGGGTCATGTTAGTTGTTTACCTTTGCACGCTTAGCTTCTTTTTTAAGGATAACCTCACGTCTACCAAGCCAGCCATTACTAGAGAATATTTTTTTAGCTCCTCTTTTTGCTAACTTTCTTGCTAATTTTATTTTTTGTGTGTGTTTCATATTATGTAATGTATTAGGTTAGGGGGGTTAGTCTTGGTAACTTTCCCAAATCTCTATTGCTTTATTAAATCCCATTTCGTCTGGTGTCATTCTTTCCCCTTCACCATGAGTTGTTGCAAAAGCCATAAAACGTATATAACAGAAGAAAATAAGTCTTTTCGGTAACTTATCTGCAATCCATTGGTATATTTTGTCTACAGTCTCATTTTCTTCTACCTCAACTGCAAACCAGCTATTTGTCCATTCATCGAATTTGTTTATTGTTCTTTTCATACCATTCTTAATGTAATTATCTTTTAATGTGAGGGGGTGACTTTTCTTCAAGTGCGTTAATTTTGTCTTGCTCCTTTAAGATAAGCTCCTTGTTTTCTTCTATAAAACCTTCAAAACGCTTGATTTCACTTTTGTAGAAGTCTATGTTTTTACTGTGAATATAGAGTCTTGCGTCGGTTCTGTTTAAGAACCAGTGATGTTCTTTGTTTTTGTGCCAGTAGTATTGTGAGTTTCGATAGTGTTCGTTTTCTTCCTGGTATTCGTTGTAGTGGTTAATCATGTGCGAATACACCAAGTCTCCATACTCATCGAATTTTACAGCTACCTTACATTTGTCATGGTCAGTACAGTCCTGGCACTCTAGGATATAGAACTTTTCAGTATGTTCTTCTGTTACTAGTTCGTTTATACCAATAACAACATACCGAAGTATCTTTGAGCTATACTGGTACAACTCCATTCCTACTTTTATCTGTGATGGTGAGATTTTCATATCTTTTAATGTGAGGGGGTTACGGGTTTGCTTCCTTAAATGCTTTTGCAAACTTTTGAGAACACATTGAGCGAAACTCCATGTCGCTATCTGGTCTTGGTAAAACATGGAGCTCTTCTATGTCGTCGTATGCTGATTTGTGTAGGGTGTGCATTTCTGGCTTTCCTGTGTACCTATCATTTTCTGCTACTCTGTTACGCTTTCGTACCCATAACTTTTCATTCTTCGGTACATCTTCCCAGTTTTGATATACCCTTTTTGGCTCGTTGAACCATCCCCACAGGGCAGTTTTCTTTGTCCATGGGCTTCCGAACCACCACGGCTGATAAACATAGTCTGGTTTCCCAAGATAGTTTCGTAGTGCTCCTGTTGCAGGATTCTCAATCACCCAGAATGCTAGTCCTCCGTTTGCTTCACATTGTGCAATGATTCTCTGACATTCCTTTACAAGATACATTCCTTCTTCTCCTAGTCGTGGCTTACCGCCCTTTCTTGCCCTTGAAAACTCAGTACAAGGAGGGTTTGCTACTATTCCGTAAACATTTGCAGGGGGGTGATAGTTTTCTACGCCAATTTTGCTGCCGACAAGTATAACTTCATAGTCTGGGTCATCTTGATATGGCTTTGTGTCACTTCCAGTATCGGCGCATAAGTGAAGTATTATTTTCTTCATATCTTTTATCTTTTAGTTACAACCTCAACATCTACATTGTATTTACTTCTAATAAATTGCTTGCACGCTTCATCGCTAGGGAAACACATATTTGGTATCTCTTCTGTGGGTAGGTAGTATGTGTCTCCTGTCCAAGAGCGTGTGACGTAGATAGTTGGCATGTTAGTTAAGTATTTCTAGTAATAAGTTGATGGTTTCTTCGCTTTGACCCGATAAGCCTTCAACTTGTAAGTTCCACAAAGTTAATAATTTAAGAACACGCCACTTAGTGGTAGTGTAGTATTTATCACCACTGTTTGAGTGATGTTCAACGTCTAAGTCGTATGATATAGCTTTGTATATCCTTCTTTGCATTTTTTCCTCTATCGACTGTAGCACGTGGTGGAGTTGAATAGGGTGTCCGATGATTTTGTTAAGATAAATTTCTGTGTGCGATTTCCACTTCACCTCACACCCAAAACTTAGCTCCTGTAAACTCGGCACCAATTCTCGTATTCTGTTTTCTAATTGTTGTAGAGGTGTCATGTTAGTTAAGGTTAAGTCTTTGCACTTCCACACAAGCACTTTTCATACCTCTTTCACAATCTCTTATAGTAATCTGGTCTATTTTAGCTAGTACAGCGTTAATAAACACATACATACAGAGCATTATTAGTAGAAAACTTGCAAATGTTATTAAGAATTTCATTTTGTTATAAGAGATTGTTAGCTTCTCTTACTGTTATTGTAGCACTACCATAGTATTACTCAATAGGTATGGTGTGGATAACTAGCCTATATTTCTTTTAGCTCTTTTTTTGTAATATAATTCATCTAAAACTTCCAAAGCAGGTTTTTGGCTGTTTTTATTTAATGCTGATAGGTAAAGATTCCAAGGTACAAGCACATCATATTCTTTATGTGTCCAACAACCAATAGCTCCATCTGAATCAATATATGCTTCTGATGTTACTATACATTCTTGTATTGGTAATCTTTCTAGTTGTGTTATTGGGATTAAAAGCCCAGCAAATTCACCATAAGGTATTTTTATCATACATTAGTCTTAATCTTTAAGTCTTTTATCTTGTATAAGGAAGGTTGCGTAAGTTGCTTTACCGTGCATTTCACACCATTTTACAAGCTTTCTTTTTAGGGAAAGGGGTACGTTTTTAATTTGTAATGTTACTAGTTTTTCTGACATGTTTAATTATCGAATGTTATGTATTCAATAGGTGATTTTGATAAATAGTTCTCTGCACACGGTAGGCAATAATCCCATTCTGATGTTTTAGGAAAATGGCACGTGTGAGGGTTTCGCTTTTCTAAAAACGTATGTCGTCTGGGTTAGCTTCTCCGTTTTCTAGCTTGTAACCTCCAATGTTTACAGTTTCTTCAATATCTCCTAATTGTTTAAGCGCACGATATTCAGGGCTTAGTTTGATTTTATCTTGAATAAATGTTGGCAAGCTATCAAACACTTCTTGATCCCAATTTTCAAACGTAAGTACTTTTGACGTATTTATTTGAGGTTCTACAGTAAGTCCTTTCATAAGTGGCATAAAACCATTTATATAAGCATAAACAATACCGTCTTTTGGTGGTTTATGAGCTACTGAAACAAGACAAGCTTTACCTACTAAAGTGTCTACATCAAAATTTACCGCTTCTGCGTCAGACATCTTTCCAAAACAAGCTTCTGCTATCTTTCGTAGATTTGCTTTTTCATTGAAAGAAAGAGTTGCGTCAAAGCTCATTACATGAGGTTGTTCCCCATTTTCTTCCTTAAAAACTTTCTTTTCTGTAGGAAACTCAAAAGTAAAGCGTACTTTGTAGTAGTTAGTTTCTCTACCTTCAAATTCACCTTTTTGTGTTCCTAGATGGATATACTCGTAAATACGAGCTTGGTATGTTCCTTCTGGTAAAATTTCACGTTGTGTTTTTGTTCCTACTGGGGCAAATGTTGGCATATATTTATTTTGTTGCTTCTTCTTTACTAATTACTAAACCATCTTCATCGTAATAATGTTTTTTTGAGAAAAACTCTGCTTGTGTATCCAAGATACTTTTTTTATTAAGTTCAGCTTCTTTTGTTTCTTTTATTGGAAATCCACACGCTATCTCTAATGCTCTAATAAATTCTTGTGGTGTCATAGTGGTTCTGATTGTTTTTGCTTTTCTTTTTCGACCTTATTTAGATGACTTACTATTTTTGTACCTAGTTGTTCGTCACAATCTAAGTCAAACGCAGTTTCGTACTCTTGTTTATAATCTTCAAACAAAACAACGGCAGTGCCATTATCGTTTGATTGTATTGCGGTGATGTAAAGTTTTATCATTTTAATAATGAGATTGGCAGTAGTGACAGGAAGTTAGCTACCTATTGGTTAAACTTCTAGCTTACGTAAAACACAGGCATTGAAATATGAGTTGAGGACTTGCGAGCGGTTTTTACACCTCTTGGATACTCCGATTATTAGCTTCCCGTTCCTACTTTGAGCGACCCATACCGTCATCACGGGTTTGTCGCTTTTCGTCTGGTCTACTCCTTATGTCTAAGGCATACCCAACTTTCGTACTTGTTCTCCTACAACTCATATTTCAATGTCCATATCTCCGTAGTTGCTTTTGCTGTCATTACCACCAACCTCTAGTATTACTATAGCATAGCTAACAAAACAGTACAACTAATTACCTGTGGATAACTTTTCTATCTTTTTTTTGTAGTGTTCTATCTTTGTTAGATAATCAGAAACATACCATTTTAAGCTTTGATGTCTTAACGCTTCAAGTTTTTTTACTATTCCTTTTTCTTCTTGTTCTAGTCTTGTTGCAAAAGCTGAAGGTTGACCGTTATAAAGCATATTACACGCATAACATTGGGGGCGACAATTCATTTCGTGGTAGCGAGTAGCTAAATATTGACGAGGCACAAAGTGACCGTTCTGCATCTCTTTTATTTCACCTCGTTTTGGGCATGTGTAACACTGTACGATTCCATTTTCAGAATACTTGGTTCTAACATAAATTGAAAATACCCTATCTAGCTCTTTCTTTACTTTTGAAATAGTCAGAGTTTTTGTATTCTTTTTCGGTTTCCCACTTTTTGGTTTTTGCATTGAGGTATAATGTTTTAACTTTCATTTATTTAAATATAACCACCATTGATGGGAATGGTGCTGGATTCGCTGAACCACCAAACTTTAAGCGACCTTTAAGAAACCTTATTTCTGCTTTGTTATAAATATACTCATGAAAGTATTTAGTATCAGTTCTCGATGGAATCAACATTACAACAGTGGTCCCTTTATACTTTTTAACTTCGTCTGAAGCCTTTTTAACCCATTTAACAATTTCTTTGCCGTAAGGATGGTTACAGAACACGTTGTACCCTCCCCAGTCCTGTTCTAGACCATTATCTTCTTGTGTATAGTACATAACACACTTAGCGTTTTCATCTGTTGCACATGGGTCCAAGTTAAATTGAAACTCTTTATTAAGCTGATCAAAAAACGCCTGTGGCGTTGCCCATTCATTTGTTTTTGAAGAAAAATGTACATTATTCATGTTATTCAGTATGCCTAAACATTGTATTATTAGCATCTATAATCGTTTTGAGGGCGGACATCATTTTCTCATAGCGTTTTAACCTCATAGAAAGTCCTATTTCATTAATTCCATCTTGTGTTTCTTCGTATAGTCTATCAGCCTGCTTGTCGCTTTTACACCCTTCTCTTATTTTACTCCAAGTAGCAGGTTTTCTAATTAAAATATCTTCTAGTTGTTCGCTAGTCCATGCGTAATATCCAGCTAGTACAATACGAGCTTCTACCGCTTGTGTGGGGCTAAATTTGCCTGTTTTAAGCTGTTCTTGTATTGAGGAGATAGATTGGTTCATATTAGTGATTTCTTAGCCCTATAATCAATTTTTGGGCGAATGAGAGTTCTCTTAAATATACATACTTAGTTTCGTAGAGTTCTTTGTCTGCTTCTAGGTAAAGTTCTACCTGCTCTTCTGTTAAGAGCATAAAAGGTATCTTACTAAATCTAATATCCCAATACAGCTTCCATTTATTTTTTCTTAGCTTGTTGTAGTCTTGTTTCATTTTCTTTCAAGGTGTTTCCTTCTTTCTTTTGTGACAAATGTTTAACTTCTTCTTTTTTTGCTTCTGTTGTTTTGGTAAGTTTGAACTTTCTAAAAAATGGGCAGTACCAAAGAGCGCTTTCGTAATTTATTTCTTCTTCTATTTTCACCCCCTTACCATAAATAGTTTCTACTAAAAATTCTAGCTTGTCGTTTAGCTCTCCTAGCTTTTTTTCTAGTTCTTCATTTTTTTCTTGTAATAATTCAAATTTATTTTTGTTTACCCACATGGTTTTTGATTTTATTATTTATTATTTTTATAAAATAAGGTACAAATGGTTTATTTCTTGTTTTACATTCTTTAAGAGCATATCGTATTAAACTTTCTGTTACTCCTTTTCTTGAAAACTGCATCCATATTCTTTTATCCTTTCCAAGGTATTCTTCACATTCTAGTCCTAATGCTTGGTATTCATACTCGACTTTAGGAACTTTCTTTTTAGTTACTATTGGTAGGTGATTAAAAGATATGCCAAATGTTTCCATCACTCCAGTATATATACATCATTTATTTTGTCTTGTGGATATCTTGATATCGGTTAGGATGAGGATGGCTATTAGCTTAAAATATTTTTTATTTTATTTATAGTTAGTGATATATCTTTTTCTCCGTAACAAAATAAAAGTTCTGCATCAAATAAAATGTACTTATCTCTTTGTTTAGCGTGCTGTTTTTTGGTTATTTTCTTTTTTACTTCTATTATTATATTCCTTTTAGGATGAAAAATAACAACATCAAATCTACACTTAGACGAAGAAAAACCATTAACTTCTAGTCTTGCATGAAAATTATTTTTCAACAATTCAAGGTATAAAAGTGATTGTATTTCACTTTCTGATTTTGTTTTAGGGTACTCTAATTTTATTAAGTTTCCTTTTTTTATTTTTTCTATTGCTTTTCCAAGCTTAATATCTTGATATTTTCTTAATTCAGATTTTTTCATCGTATTTAATACTCACTTTGAGTTTGTTGAAATACAGCCCCCCCTCCCCCAATTATTGAATTTAAAAAAGAAACTTTCAATTTTTGAGAGAAGATGCTGTAATGCCTCACTTTCGAGATGTTGCCACGTTGCTGTGACTCGCATTACTAGGAGAAGAATATAGTCCCTTCTCCATTCGCCCCCGACTTTAAAAAGAAAAAACCCTTTGGACGCGCCACATAGTATTTCTACTACATGGAGCAACCAAAAGGTTGTCTTGTGCTTTTGCACGCGTCCATTAGATTTCTCTAATATGTTTATTATTACAAAACGACATAAACTTGTCAATACTTTAAGTTATCCCCAGCTTTACTATTTACACTTTACCATCTTATGGTCTACTTAAAGAGACAGGGAAGTTCTTTCTACGAGGTATCTACGACCTCCTTATTGTAAGCACAATTAAATACTTGTAAGTAAGTTTTCATCGATCTAAAAAGTCTCTTCAAAATACACTCCATTCCCTGTTGAGTGTATTTTGTTTTAACGGACTATCATTTTGATTAAGGAATAACAAAAGCCACCAGCAAAGGTGGTTTTTGTTTTCGTATTGAGATACCCCCAAAGTAGTTAAAAAGGGGGTCTGTTAAGTATACCATGTGTATAACTTAATTTTTATTGACAAATTATTTGTATACTGTATTTAAGTGTTCGTTTACAAAGGAGAAAGATATGCAAAAAGTAATTGAATTACCTGCAAAACCGTGTTTGATCTGCAACAAACCTAACAAATACCCCTACGGTCGCACATCTTTAGGAAATCATCTTTGTTCTAAGAAGTGCAACCACAAATGGTATCTAGTACCTATTAGGGACAGAAAGGAGACATTTTGAACATTAATTTCCAACCTGGTGTCGGCACAACAATCGACTTCACTGACCAAGAACTGGTACACGCTCGCATTATGCTTCAAGCAATGTGCGAGTCTGGTATCTTGTCCAAGGAAAGTAAGGAAGTAGTGCTCCGTATCTCGCTCCGCATGCAAGCTGTCATCTTCCGAAAAATGGAAGAGCAACGAGCAAAAGAGCGGTATCGGCTGTGTACCAAGTGCTGTACCGAAGTAGACACCGACAAGGATGCCTTTATCATCATTGACGGTACGATTTTCCACCAAGTATGTCCCAAACTGAAAGGAGATAGACCATGAACGTGCGCAGGTATCACAAGTCTCGCTACAACCACCCCCAAGCCAAGAACGGAATCAATCCGTGGGCAAGAGTCATCTTCTGGGGTATCGTCGCTGTACTGCTCCTTGCGGTAACTACCGTGCGGGCGCAAACAGTCGGCAAGCCGTTTCAAGCAATCGTCTCGGTGTGTCTCGAAGAAAAGGACGCGGTGGCAATCACCAAGACCGCACCCGAAGATAAGGCAAAAGCCGACAAGATGTTCGACGATGCCAAGGGGTGTGCCAATCTACCACTGTCGTTTGAAGTGCTGTCTGTCGTGTACGTCGTGCAGGATGGAGACATCAAGCGTAAAGTGGTGAAGATTAAGGTAGGAGATGAATACGCCTACTGGCTCACCTCACGAGACATCAAAGGTTTTGGTGAAGCATGAAGTATGGAAACATGAAGTATCCTTGATAACAACCTCTTAATTGGGGTTGTTTTTATCTCTTAAATATATTTTTTAGCTTCATTAAACGAACCAAAGTGTTTTACAAAAGCCCCCCAAGAAGGTATTAAACCTCTTTTAGAATCTGACATAAGAGGGTTTCTACCATGAGTTGCTTTGAAGTTTTTAAGAATCTCAATAATTTCTTCTTTAGTGTATGTTTTGTACGTCACACCCTCTCCTTTTTTGCGTGGTACAAGACCAGCTAAACGTATAGCATTTTCCATACTTCCAAAAACCATTACTATAGTCTTTTTAGCTACAGTTTTTTCTAGCTCTAAAGCTGTAGGTGTTCTACCTAGTTCAAGTGCTTTTTGTTTAATTCTATCTAGTAATTGCATTGGACAATTTCCAGTTTTATTTTGTCTTTGTCTTGTGTTTTTTGTATTATATTTTTCTTGCTTTTTCTTAGGTAAAGCGAGATTAGCTAGCCTTGCTTGTAGTGTGTGCTTTGTTGATTCAATAATTTTCTCTCTTAGTTTTTCAGATATTAAAGCAGTTGTTTGATTAAGTCCAACCATTGTTTTGTACGCAGAAGATTTAATTGCGTGGACACGATTTACATGATGTCCTAAAGATTGAAACCATTTACCACACAAGTGACACTGAACAGAACCGTCTAGTTCATCATAAAGAAGAACACCTTGATATCCATACCCATTCTCAAAAGGCATAAACGGCTCTTTGTAGTTATATAATGTTACATACCCAGAAGGTGAGTCGTACTGTTTTTTCATATAAATTTATCCTCACAATACTGGTGGCAAGGATTTGACTGTATTTTCGTCGGATTTATGATGCTATGGTTACACCCACCTCGCAGTAAATTATTCACACCAGTATTGTATTGACAAATTATAGGCACAAAAGGAAGGATACAATCGTTCCTAACTGAGATGTACCAAATGAGGGCGGTTAAGGGTCTTAGCCTATACACTGCTATTGGATTCCTCGCTTACCTTTACAGACCGCATTTGATACACCTCTATTGTTTGAGATGTACCTAAAACCCCGTGCGAGCTGGCGATTATACGTTACGCCTACAGGTGTTTCTCCTGTGGTAAGCTTCACTCAAAGGCTTTTAGACACACCTCACATCATACCCTGTGTTACCAACAGATTGACATGACTACAGTCAGCCTTTTCCTAATAATAGAAAAGTAGTTGCATCCTCACGGGTAGCAATGTCCTTCAATCTGTTGGTAACACAGGATACGACATTTCAATGAACTAACTATATAATACCATGACTTGTCTAGTTGTCTTGTGGATAACTTTTGAATACCTAGGTTGTTTTATTTAGATTCACTGCCTATTACCTTATGACAAAAAGAACATCTTTTAACATAACATTTATGGTCGCACTCGTCTTGTATTTTCCACCTATCTTCTAGCTCTTTTAGAGAAAATCTTTTTGCGTGGTGTCTAGGAGGTGTTAAATGATATTTTAGTTTTAATCTGTATATTGTTTTTCGATTAAGAGAAAAGAAGTTAGCAGTATCAGTTATTGAGTGATTTAGTAAATATCTTGTGATAACTCTAACCTTATTTTCGTTCATATTTTAAGTGTATATTCTTTTTTGTCCCAAATGTCCCACTCTAGCTTTTATAGTAGAACGACTAGCTAGTATTACAAAGTAATTAAATAATTATGTCAGAAATCATATCAGATGGTGTTCGTTCTGTTACGGGAAACTGTAACGAGGGGTTTCGTGGGAATTATGGCAACTATAATGGTTGTAGCGGATATATGGACGCTTTTATTGACACCAAAAATAACTGGACAGTTGATAACCACGGGGCAGAAAGAACTGCCAATACTATCGAAGCTGTTGCAAAGAGTGAGCTTGCTACTGAAAAAATAGGTGCAGCTAATTCTCTCGCTACAGAGAAGGTAGCTGCTGCTGCAACTTTAGCAAACGCTCTATCTTTTTCTAATCTCCAAAATCTACTTATTAGTGGATTTAAGGACAATCACTTTGACAGTGCAAACACTCGTACAACACTACAAGCTCAAATAGCAGAATGTTGCTGCGAGCTAAAGGAAAAGATTGGCGCTGAAGGACAGGCTACTCGTGACCTCATCAATGAAACAACAAGACTAGAAAATGCTGTTAAACTACAAATAGCCAACGCTCAACTTGTAAATAACAAGCTTCCTCCAGTCGTATAATCAAGTACTATACGCCACTTGGCATCGCTCCTAGCAATAGGGGCTTTGTTTATTTATTCGTCTTGTGGATAACTAAAAAGCCAGCGTATGAACCGCTTTTTATAAAGGGAATATCGCCAGCTTATATAGTCTTTTAAACGCATTACTTACTGATAGTAGTCTTTGTACCGCTCCAAAGTCCTGACGCTGTGAGGGCTACTACAATACCTTGAATCAGTCCGTTTACATCAGGTGTCATTATCATAGAGATAGCGACACCGACAAACAAACTAAAAAGAGGTGCGTAACGTGTAGCTAGACCTGTTTTCTTAGCTACTTGAACGAGTCCAAGAGTAATAGCGGTTAATGTTGCAAATGTAATTGGTTCCATATATTTTTATGGGCTGTCTAAGCCCAGTAATTCTCTAATTTTTTTAAGCGTTGCTTTACCTACTCGTCTACCTTGTAAAAAGTAAAGATCAGCCCAAGAAGCAACTTCGTGTTGAACTTGGAAAGCAAAAACCGCTTTTCTAGTTTCTTCTAAATAATTTCCAGTAATTGGAACATGCTTTTTTAGAAAGCCGTAATTCTTCAAAATTTCTTGTAATTTTCTTACTTCTGAACTATTCCTCATTCCGTACGTTAAAACGCTTTGTAGGTCAATTTTAGGCTTAGGAGGGTACCCTACAAGGTAAGGTGTTGGGTCTATTGCGCCAAAGTAACCATTATTTTGTTCCAAGTTGCTCCATTGCCATTCTTGTTCACCTTGATAAACAGGTTTAAGCCCCCAATGAAGGTGAGAGCCAGTACTTAATCCTGTATTGTCAGCTTCCGCTATTTTTTGTCCTGCTTTAACAATGTCTGTTGCTTTTACTACTATACTTTCTTTTTTTAAATGACAGTAAATTGTTTTAAATTGACATTCAGTGTCTTTATAGTCGTATTTTTCTAATGTTCTTATTACAACAGTAAGTCCACCACTTCCATCTTCTCCAGCATAAGTGACAATTCCATCATGTGAAGCATAGACATTAGTACCATCTAGAGCATACAAGTCTATGCCGTTATGACCAACCATTCCTAATTGAGCGTAGAAGTTATTAGCATTTTCGCCAAATTTTTGATTTATTTGATAACGATCTAATGGATAGTAAAGTTGTAATTTCATTTTATATTTGCTTTTAAGCTATTTAAAACCCAATCTTTAACATATTCAAACGATTTAGCACCCCAAAAAGAACCTAAAGAAGTTAGAATAATAGCATATTCTGGATTTAAAATTAATCCGACATGATAAAAAACATTCCCAAAGAAGATACAAACTACAATATCCCCTAAGAAAGAACACCAACCTTTCCATCCTGCTTTTTTTACATTTTGAATAGCATGAGCAACCCCTCCAAAAAAGGCAAATATAGAAGCTATAAGATATGTCTTAATAATATACATAAAAGTAATAGATTCTGGTGCCATACTATTTGTTATTTACATAGTTAGCTCTTTCTTTCATAACTCTAGCTAAATGTTCTTTTGATAAATCTCCCCACCCTCCACGATGTGTAGCTAAAATTTCATCATCAGACAAACCAAAACTTTTTAGCCATTTAATCTGTGAATCCATAAATTGTTCTTGTAATTCTGGAGAGTTTACAAATTCATCATCAGAAACAACTCTTCCTAAGAAATCTTTTGACTTTTCTTTTAAGCGTGCAGAAGTTATTTGATACTTGCCAAGATCAAATCCCATTCTTGGGCTACCTGAAAACTTTTTAATTAAATAAGGATTTTTTACTCCTCTTGACTCATTGTTTGCAATTCTTTGTTTTACTTCTTGTGTATTTATTTGCGGTGTAGATTCATCATTTCTTATGTATGCCTGATCATTTGTTACAGAATCGTTTATTCCTTCTATTACCAAAGGAAAACCAGTCGCTGCAGAAATAGAACCAAGTGTTCTTGGTGAAATAAAACCAGGAAGTTGTCCACTTGCACCTTTTTCGTTTGGTGGTAGAGTTGAATTGTTCCCGTAGCCAAATGGATAAGGCTCCTCGGTTCTAACGAGAAGATTGGAGGTTCGAGTCCTCTCGGGAACACCATTTTTAGCTAAATCTTCTATATATTTGTTATCAGAAATTTTGTGTGCATTTATAATTTCTTCTTTACCTCGACTATTTAAACGTGTATAAATAACACGTTTTTCTCCATTTGGCATTTCAGAAATCCAAGCAACATTATCAAATCTATAACTATTAGGGTCTGAACTTGACCTATATGCAGTTTTTATGTTTTTAAATGTTTCTTCTAAATCTTTTGGTAAAAGTCTATCTTTTAATGCGGTTTTTCTATCAAAAGAATTATTACCAAATGTTCCAAGTTCAAATTCACCAATTTGTTTTATTGGTTTTGAATTTTCAAAAGCCTTTAATACTTTTCCACTTGCAAGATTATCTTTTGATGGTAGAGTACCGTCTATGATACCTTTATTATTGTTTTTTATTTTATTAGCACTTTCGCCAGTTTTAGGAATTATGTTTGCTGTAGGGTTTTTGGTTTGGGATATTTGGTTACGTTGATTTAAAGATTGATTACTAAATTTAGAAATCATTTCTTCGTCTGCTTTAGTTTGTGTTTTTGTTCCTAAAGGAATAACAGATTGATTACTAACCTGACTTCTAAAAAGTGATGAAGCTGGCGGTAACGCTAATCTTGGTGCGACTTTTTTAGTTTCACGTGGCGGTAGTTTTTTAGCTATATCAAATATCTTTTCAATAGCTTTATTTGGGTCATTTAATGTTTTATAGAAAGAAGCTATTGCTTTTGCAGCTACACCTTGTGCAACAGAAGCAGGATTAAGAGACATAATACCATTTACTACTTGACCACCCGAAAATACGTCTGTAAAATCAATAAGACCTTTTGTATTTTTTCTTTCATCCCTTAAAAAAGCTTTTATAACATCTCTTTCAATTGTTTTAAGTGACGCATATTTGTTTTTAAGTTCTTGGTATGCTTTACCTGTGAGTCCTTCAATTCCTTCATCAAGAGATTTACGTATATTATTTGCAACCATAGCATCAATGGCTACTTGCGAAGCATTATCATAAGAAGGATTACGATAAAAAGCTTCTAGTGCTTTATTGTAGTTTTGTACAATTTCTTGCGCTGTAATAGCATCTACTTTACCAGCATTAGTAAATCTATTTTTTGTTTGTATTGCATATTCAATAGCCTTAGGATTACTAAGTTGTAATGCTTTATTGTTAATAACGCTATCTAGTTCCTTTGCTATTGGTGTAAATTCTACACTAAGACCATTACCTCCTGCTGTTCTTGCAAGATCATCATATTGAGTAAAGATTTGTTTCTTAGTCTGTTCGGTTGCATCAGTAAATTGTTTTAGTGTTTTTGGTGTTTGCCCTACAATAGCTTCACCTTCGTCTGAAACAAAAGATAAGTTGGGTTCGTTTTCACGAATTGTCTTAACTGCGTTTAGTACATTTTTGTCGTATTTTTCTACTTGATCTAATGTCTTTTTAGCACCAAGATTAGGTTTTACACCCTTAGAAAACTTTTCTAGTAACAAATTTTCTAATCTTTGTTCTGTTGGAGTCGTTAGGCGATTAGTGATTGCATTTATTCCCTTACCGATATATGGAATAGAACCTGCTATTACCGCACCACCTGTACCAAAACCTAAACCTTGTAAAGCAGAGCCTCCAAGACCTTTTTCTTCTTGAAAAGCTTGACCTACACCTTGACCCAAACCTGTTACGCCACCAATTTTAGCTAATTCTTTTGCTTTTGCTAAGGTGGTAGCTCCTTTAAGTGCTACATTGGCAGGAGCTGCATAAGAACCTATTTCAAGTCCTGCTCCTGCTGCTTTCTGTGCTGTTTTTAATCCTTCGATGTCAGGAGTAGCTTGACCAAAAGATTTGTTTTTACCAAAATATCCGTAATCATATTCTTGAGGACCTTGTAGTTTTTCTCCTTGTAAAGTTCGTTCTACGTCTTTTACTTGTGAAGCCATGCTTAAAAATGGTTTAGCTATACCTTGAGCTAAACTTTGTACAACACCTGTTTTTGGAGTTCCATACTTAGCATTATATTCCGCACGAGTCATCTTAATTGGAGCAGTTGTTGAAGGTGTTGTGGTTGGAGCAACTGGTTGTGTTCCATACTTTGCTTCGTATTCTGCTCTGGTCATTTGGATTGCCATAGATTAATCAATTATTTCTATTTGTTGCCCGTCTGGGGCAGTTACTACTACTGGACCTACATTTTCAGGTGAAAAGCCAACACCCGTATCTGGTAATCCTCCGTAGTTTCTATATGCATTTCCAGCACTAAGTCTTAATGATTCAAGAACAACATTACGTGCATTTTGTTTTCTAATTAGCGTATCAACAGTGTCTCCAGGTTGTGCAAAGTAAGTTTTTGAGTCCGATTCATATTCTCCTGGTGGAATCGCAGCACCTGATTCTTTACGCAAACGTGCTTCTGTAAATTGTCTTTGTAGCTGACGGTATACCTGATTTTCTTGAGATTGTAGGAAGTTAGGAGCAAATTCAAGTCTTCCTTGTGCTAAAAGACCTTTATTTCGTATATCATCTTCAATGGTTGCAATGGTGTCTAGTGCATCTTGCCCTCGTAGATAAAAACCTAATGCATTTCTTTCTGCTTGTGTCTCTTTTTGTGCACTACCGCCTGCTGTTGTTTTAGGAGCAGTAGCTATTTTTTCATATTGTCCTGTCGTTGGATTTATTGCATAACGAACTTGTCCTTCTGAAAGGTTAAACGCTTCTTGTTGTCTTGTTGTTAAAGGTTTAAGTGAACCATCAGCTTGCATTGAGTACGCTACCCCATCTACAACAATAGGTTTAGATGCTTCGCGTGTAGATTTAGCTTCATCTACTTCAAGACCAAGTAATTCTTTTTGCATTTCAAGACCTGTCTTAGCTGATTCAATGCCTGCTTTTTGTGCACCTTGAGCAATTTCTACATCTCCTTGAAGTCTAAGAGCTTCTGGTTGAGTTTGTTTTAGTAGTCTTTCTTGTTCACCACGAACAATAGAAATAGGTATTCCAAGACCACGACCTTCACGACCAGCTACACTTTTAGCTTGTTCTGCAACAAAGTCGTTGTATCTTTGTCTAGCTTCTGTGATGGCAGTATTTTCCTTTTGAGCGTCTTGATACTTCTTATAAGCATCTATGTAAGCATCACGTGAAGAAGTTGCTTGTGGGTCATTTTGTGGTGCTACAGTAGGTGTTTGAGGAGCTACCGAAGAAGTTGCAACATTACTAACTGGTTGCATTTGTGAAACGATGTATGATTTTGCTAGAGGAGATTGTAAGCTCGTACTTTGAGTTGAAGGTGCTGTTTTTTGAGCTGGTGCAATAACTGTACTTTTAGGTGTTGTTGCTCCCACTACTGTAGTTGGTGCTGGAGCCACTGGTTTTGGTTGCTCTTTTGGTTTCTTGTTTTTTAGATAATCACTTACAGTATTTATATACCCTGATGCTACACGTGCTGGAGTAGAATACTGCGTAGCTGTTTTTGCTGTATTCTGAAGTGATTTGATAAAGTTTTCCATAAATTTATTTTATATTATTTTAATTAAATCCACTAGCATCTTGCATTGGAAAATAATAAGGTGTCCCCACATTAGTAGGATCTGTACTACCTGCTGGTGGTACATACGCACCTTCTTCTGTTTCACCTTCGTTTTCCAACATCTGACCTATAATTCCACCGTATTCTTTTGTATACCCTGCCTCGTAACCGCCATCGTATAAAGTCCAGTATGTTTTAGCTGTTGTTAAATCTTTTTGTTGTTGATAATAAATAGCAGTTGCACGATAAACTACAGCAACATCATAAGCTTCTGGGATAGGTGCTGTTTGTCCTATAACATACGCTGCTGTACCGCCAGAAATAGCGGTCCCTTCATATGGTTTTAATAAAGCTATGTGTGTTGCATCATAATAATCTCCTATTTCGTACCAATAACCATCACCACCATTGGCTGCTGTTGTTTCTGTTATGCGAATATACCTACCAACCATATCTTCTGTAAATGTTGTTCCAGATGCAGTAATAATTGAACCACCATTATACGCATTAACCGTAATAGCCGTTGTTGCAGAAGATGTTAAAGCCGTAGACCATGTCATAGTTGTTGCTGCATTTGTTAGTGTTACAAGTCTAGCTTCTCCGTTTGAAAAAGTTATAGAATAAATACCTGTTGGTAAACTCCATGCACCAGATAATGTAGCAGAAACTGCCCCACTAGAAATAGCTCCTGTAGTAGTGGTTGTAAATGGTACAGAAGTTATTGTTCCTGTAGAATAATCAGCTATCGACAAATCTCTTGTTCTTAACCTACCCCTTAACTGAATTAGATTACCATCAACAGAAGGTATTGGATTTACATAAAATTTTTGTCCCTCAACATAAGTAAAATATGGTAAAGTACCAGTACCTAATTTTGCTTGTTTTATTCTATTCCAGATTACAGGGTCAAAAACCGTTTGTGGAGTATAAGGAATACCATTTGTAGTATTTTCACTCCAAATAACTATTGACATTAGCTTACGAAAACCATTTGGGACTTGGTAACCTTCTTGATCTGCTACCGTATAAATGTTTTTTGTTGCTTCAAGAAAACGAAGTTTACCACCATTTAAGTTACAAATAGTTCGTATGCTGTCGTTTATTAGTGTATCTAGAAAAGTTAAATTGCCTGATTCTGTGTTATTGGTAAGGCTACCTGCGTCATTTCTATATGTTGTGTATGTTCTCATGGTTAATTTGTTGTTGCTATTAAAGAGTATTCAATACTAATTCTTGATATTTGTGGACTCGTTGTCCCTGCTGTCCACGATAAACTTGGGCGTATACTTGTAAAACTCCCAAAAGAAGCACCTGTTATATCCCCTGATGAAGTTCTTGTTTTTATTTTTACTAAAGGCAAACCAATAGTACTTTCTGCATTAACAATGGTGTATGTTGCAGAACCGTTATCGATATCAAATTGTACAGTAACTGCTCCTGTTCCACTGTTTGTTGTGTAGTATTCTATTTCTACATTTTTTACACTACCTCTCATTCCTGTTGGGAAAGGAGGGAAAACAAAAGGATACTTTACATCTGCATTACTGAAACCATTATCCATATTATGAAAACTAGGACTTGTGCCATTTGAAGCTGCGGTAGAACCCATTAAACATGACCTTAGCTGATTAAATAAAAGTACTCCTGAATAACCTACATTTGTTCCATTAATAAGAGCTATGTTATTTGTTGCGTTTCCTTTTGCAAAACGATCACCTATTGCTGTTATATAACCACCAGAATTTATGTAAATAACGTCATTGGCTACAACTACACCCCTATTTGTTGGTTGTCCTCCTTCGTAATAATCAGCTACTTTAGTAACGCTATTTCCTGTTATAACCTTTATTTTGTTTGTACCGTTTCTTTCAATTTGACCATTAGTAATAACAGTTGGTGAACCTTTCCAAAGAAATAATGCTGAAACTGTAAAATCTTCAAGGTCAACAATGTCTATAATGTCTAAAGATGTATAATCCCATGTATACATAAGAGCTTGTCCTGTTCCAGAAAGGCTTGGTGAAGAGTAATAATTACAAGCAATAAGAAAAATGTCCTTAAACTTTTTCATAGCTATAATTTGTGTTCCCTGTGGTAAGGTTAAAACTTTACTGTAAAAAGTTCCATTTGTACCAGTATTTCCATCATAAGCATGTACGTATCTTCCAGAACCTATATATAAAATTCCATCAGCTCCTATTTCTAGTGGATGTGGAGCAGTCCTTTGTAGCGAATCATCTCCATCGCCACTTGTAACATCAAGAGGGTTTGTTGGTACTGTAGACATAAAATCATCATCTGGTGTACCTGCTAAATTTACACGCGCACCAACATCCCAATTTGCATTGTTATAATATGAGTAAAAAAATGAAACAACAGAAGAACCCCCTGAATTATGTCTGTATAAAATACCATCTTGCCCAACTGGAGAAGTTCCTGTAATAGTATGTGGGAAAGGAGAGGTTGTTGAAACAACAACGGTACTAGCACTTGTTGTTAAATTTTGTATTCTTCCACCAGCATCTACTCCAAGACCTGTAGAATTATCCGTCATTTCCATTGCTACTATAGCGGAAGCTAAAGATCCTACGTTTGTTGCTGCAACAGAAGAACCTCTACCTGGAGAAAGTGCTCCGTATCTAATAAAAGGGTCTATTCTAGTGCCTGTAGCAAAACCAGGTTGTCCAACATACTTAATAAACGATGATTGACCTCCTTGTGGAGCAAGACCAGCTCTAAAATCTACGCTGTCCCATGTTATTACACCTCCTTTTTCTGTAGTTTTTATTGTCATATTAGTATTTTAATTGAATAGTTACATTTAAATTAACAATAGCAGACAAGGAACCAGAAGCTATTTTAAGAGCTAATCTATCACCCAAATTAAGCCCTGTTTGACTTATTAATGGATTACCTGTTCTTAATCCTGCGTATTGTGTTGTATTTGCTGTACCATTTAAATCAAACGCTGACGTAAGTAAATTTGTACCACTTCCTGCTGCGGTAGTACCTTCTAAACGTTCTATTTGTAAAGTACAAGCTGATCCATTTGCTGTTCCATGAACTTCGGTTACACCTATAACAAAACAAGGAAATGGTGCTGTAAAAAATATCTTATAATTTCCTGCTGTCTGTGCAATTGTTCCTGGTAAAGTTTCTTGAATAAATGTTGTGCTCCAAAGAGGAGTTGTCCCATCAACAACCTTATGTTCGTGTTCATTCATTCTATTTTCTAAAGTTTGTACTCGTTGTTCTAGTTCGTTTTCCATATTATTCCAATCCGTTTATTGTTTTAACGGAAGCTATAGCCAAACCATTAACTGTTTTAACGGAAGCTTTAGCTAAACCATCAACTGTTTTTATTGCAGAAACAGCGGCAGCTGCCTTAAATACCGCAATTGCCGTAGAAACGTTTGCTACAGTACTACCAAGTGTCCAAGTAGGATTTCTTGCTGTTGCTGTGGTTTGTATGAGATATGCAGCAGCAGACCCGTAGTTAGAACCACCAGTTAGTGGAGAGTTGTCAGTGATAGAAAAACCAAGGTCTATTGTTCCTGCCCCACCGTATGTATTTCCACCAGTAAGACCAGTAATTAATACACAGTTATCTTCTGACGGAGTTACACTTCCTGTTTGCAGGGTTGAGGTTGATGTACTGTTTGCACCGTTTTCTGTGTCGTATGGAACCGCCGCACCTCCACTAAATGCTAAAACATTAATTGCCCCCGCTATTCCCGTTCCGTTTAGAGTAAACGTGTGCCCCGTACCAACGTTTGGAGTATTACTGTTTACATAATAAATGCGAGTAGATATACCAGTGTTTGTATATGCGGTTCTCGCTGTCCAAGTATTTCCTTTACTATCAGTAACACCAGTCGGAGAACCACCATAACTTGTTGTTACCACAAGGAAGGTAGCCCCTGTCGTGTCCAAAGAGCCTGTTGTTGGATTGTTGTTACCGACACCCTTACCGCTTGTGACGAGTGAAAATGCCATACTATGTGTGTGTTATCCAAGTGTTGTCTGGATTAAAATACATTGAGTCTGCCGTGAGAGCGGCACCAACAACACGAATTACCACATCCGTTGTTGTTGGTTGTGTTTGTGTAACTGAACCTGCTGTTTCTGAAACATAGACTGGATTGTTTACTGTAAATGTTGGGAACTTTGCATCAGCCCTAATTACTCCGTTAAGAAGAATAGTACATGAATTTCCGTCTGTTCCAGCAACCACCACCATACCAATTACCCCGCGAGAATCACCATCTGCGCCGCTTGCTGCGTTAGCATCACAAGCTTCCCAACGTGAATCGGTTGGATCAAGGTATACCAAATCACCAAAAGCTTGTGTGTAGCCAGCTGTGCCTGTGATTGTTGTACCAGTCCATGTACCATCTGCTGAAAGTGAAGGGTCTAAAGCAATAGATGTATTTTCACCAAGTGTGAAATCTCCTCCTTCAAGGAGTAAAGAATTTCCTGTTTGTGTAAGGGTAAGATCACCTGAATCCCAGTTTATTACACCACCTTCCGCCAAGAAAAGATCAGAGAATGCAGTTCCAGCTTGTCCTAGATATGCCCCATCGTTAGCATCAGGTAAAAGCCCTGTATTTACCGTAGCTGTGGTAAATACACCTGTGGTAGGAGTTGTAGCACCCACAGTACCGTTAATGTTTATTGACGCAGTACCAGTTAGGTTAGTGACTGTTCCAGATGAAGGCGTACCAAGTGCACCGTTAAAGGTCACAAATGCTCCAGCAGAACCCACATTAATTCCAAGCGCTGTAGCCACACCAGTACCAAGTCCAGAAATACCACTAGAAACTGGTAGCCCTGTACAGTTAGTAAGCGTTCCTGATGTTGGAGTTCCTAAAAGAGGAGTTATAAATGTAGGAGAAGTCTGCATAGCTACTACTGTTCCACTTCCTGTTAAGGTGTATTCTCCTACTACTCCAGAGTTATTGTAAAGAATACGAGTATTTGTACCACTTGTTATTGTCGTTGTACCGATTGTTATACCACTTCCTCCTGTAGCTGAAAGAGTCGTCCCATCATAAGAAAGACCAGCCCCTATTGTTACTGCACTTATAGCTGTTCCATTACCTTTTAGAATACCTGTAATCGTTGTTGTGAGCGTGATAGCAGGGGTTGTTGTTGCATTAGCTACAGAACCACCGAAACCGTTAGCTGAAACAACAGAAACAGACGTAACTGTTCCTGAACCTCCAGTAGCATCGACAAGAAGTCGACCTGTAACTTCATTTATTTTAAAAGGTAACGTAAGACCAGGAGTTGTGTCTGATTCTCCTAATGCTACTGGAACAAAATTTTGATCTCGTACTGCGTCTGACATTTTTTTATAATTATTGGTCTACTAAAATTTCCCCACTTGCATTAACATTAATTGGATAAGCTAAACCATCTGTTCCTTCTGCCAATAAAACGTGTTGAAAGTTTTCATCTCTTGGACTAATTGGAACTGGTGTATAAGATATTGTGGAAACAGTATCAAATATCACACCACCTGTTGTTTCATTAATAGAAATAGGTATAGTTGTTACCCCATCAGTACAAAGTACTCCTAGTTTCGCTTTTACAAAATTTTGGTCATGAGGTGCGTTTGGCATACTATTTTTCTATTACAACTAACTTGGCAGTAGCTGATTCTTCTATAAATTGAACAGTTGTTTGTCCTGATGGAACACCGTAAACTCGTGTTGTATTTGGAGCAATAAACTCATCAAAGTCAGAAGAAGAAGCTGTTCCACCCCATTTCATAAATATTCCTTTGTCAATCGCAGTAACTTCAACGTATGTAGTCGCTGTATTAAGTGTAAGTTCTGTTGAAGCACTTATTGTTGCATCATACGTCTCTTCGAGAGCTACAACTGTCGGTGTAGAATTAGGAACATTTAGAGCTACGTTATTTTCATCTCTTGGTAATTGTTTTATCATATCCTTCCTTCTTTTAGACGTTTTATTGCACGTTCTACGGTGCCTTTTTCGTCATTAAGTTTTATTTTTTCTATAGCGATTAATTTTTTTTGTTTTTCTATGCTTTTTTTGTCGTTTTCAATAGTAATTTTGTCTTTTTTGATTTCGTTTTTGATGTTTTCGTACTCTTTTTGTTGGTTTTTTTGTTCTTTTTCAAAAAGGACACGCTTTTCTTCAAATACAGAAAGTAGTTTAGTAAAATCTTCATACGTTTTTGTTATTTCTTTTGAAGCATTACTTGCTTCTGTTAGTAAATCTTTTACTTCTTTGTAATTAGACTGTATACCATTGATTACTTCTGAACTTTCTTTATAAAGATTTTGAATTTTATTAAGAGCTTCAACCTCTCTTTGTACAACAAAGTTTTCCTTTTGTTGTTTTAATTCAAAAAGTAAGTTTTTAGCATTACTAATTTCTAAATTAGTTTCCGCTAATACTCGTAATGTATCCATTTTTTCTTTTTCAAGTTCTATCATAGTCGTATAGCTAGTAATGGTTATGAACCATAGCTATGCTCGCTTCTATGCGTACTAGCTTTCGCTAATTACGCAAGTAGTTTTTCAAGTTCTGCTTTACTTTTTCTAGCATCAAACTTGATTTCACGCTTTGTGAGTTCAGCAATTACTTCCGATTTGTCTTTATAGCTAGAAGTTTTTACTTCTTCTTTACCAGAATCTCCGTTAAGTTTTTCATTTAATCGAGCTTCCAGTTTGTTAAGTTCTTCTATTTTTGCAATAAGCAAATCAGCTTGTGATTGTGCTTTTGGTCTTTGTTCAGCGTAAAGTTCTTTAAAATAAGAATTTTTAAGAGTTTCTAGACCAGTTTCACTCCAAATAGATACTCCTTGCGGTGTATCTTTTGCATCTTTTGGTGCTCCTCTTAAAAGAACTGCTTTTGCTAGATTTTGCGCTAATTGATGACCAATATGATACGGCAATTGCATTGTTTCACCAGGACCAATACCTGGTTCTCCAGTTAAGTCATTAATTGCTCTACCATTGTACATACACCCCATTTCAGGCGTGAACCTAAAAGTTTCAGAGTTGTGAAAAGAGACAACTTGGTAATCTTTAGGATTTGTGTTTTCTGTGTTCATAGTTATTTAATTTATTACTAGGCTTTATCTTTCCTAGTGGGGTTCCCCCCATAACACCCACCAGTTTCCTGATGAGTGCTAGGGATTAACGAACGAAGTAGCGTACAAGCGCACCGATGTCAGCAGCAGCGTTAGCTACAATTGCATAACCTAGGTTTTGCATATCGTAAGCACCTTCTGTTGTTACAGCAACGATTACTTGTCCAACTGTGTCATCACCAGTTGTAAAGCCACGCCCTACAACAAGTGTGTCACCAGCAATACAACGACCATCTCCTTCTGTAAGGATCCATCCATAATCAGCAGCAGCAAAGGATACTTGTGCAGCTCCTTGCGCCATCTGAACTTTAGATGTAATAGCGGCTGGATCTACGTAAGACATAGTCATAAGCGTAAGATCAGAATCAGCTACAGCTAGAGCGGTTGTAAGCGCAGTTTCAGGGTAAAGAGTAAGAGTTGTAGCGTTGTTTGTACGAATCTTAAATGTTTGTCCTCTTCCTGTTCCATCGTCAACTACACCGATTCCATCTTCAAATTGACCTGTAGTCATTGAAGAAGCTGCGCGAGTAAGGTAAACGATGCGACCTTGATTATCTGTTGAAGATGACCAAAGGTCTGCTGAAGTAACAGCGTCTGGAACAGCGATAAGTGAATTTGCAAGAGCTGATTGTGCTCGTACAAAAACCCATTCACGCCCATCTGGAGTCATTGCACGCTCACCGAGCTTGAATGTCCCACGATTTGTTGATGTTTGATAAACGTTTTGAAATGAAATTTGGTTCATAATTTTTTCAGGTATTGGCTCTTAACCGTTACCTATTCGGAGTAGCACTCCTTAATTTTTAATCTCTTTTTAAGGTAGAGTAACCTATAATTACTACGAAGCTGCGAAGATACCAGATTGCGAGATTGCTCTCCACACAGTACCGTCACAAACAAGAGTAATGTTATCCCCAACAACAGCGGTTCCTTGCGTATTTGTTAGCGTTGTACCACTAATAGCAGTACCTGTTGCGCTAGTTTTTGCATGAATTGTTCCGCCTGTTACAGTAAAACCTGCTGTAACGTTAGAAACTAGGAATGTATATGTTAAACCTGCTGCTGCTGTTGGAAGTGTCCAAGAAGGGCTTCCAGAAGTAGAGCGGTTAATAAATACACCTCCTGAATCTGCTGCAGTTAAAACTACGGTTGCACCGACTAAAGCACTTTGAGATACCGAGCGAACGCTTGGTCCTGTTGGTGCTGTAGTAAATGTTGTTGCACCAGTTACTGAAAGAGTTCCTGGCACTGACACATTACCTGCTGTGCTTACGGTTACACCGTTAAGGTCACAAGCTAAGTCAGTATTTAGACCGTTGTATTTAACTATTGGCAATCCATCTTCTATGTTCATATATTTCTTTTATTTCCCTCTCTCGTAGTCTTTAGCTCAAGGTCAAAGGAGAATATATTAATTAATAATTAGCTAGTTCCTGCAAGAGTACCAGTAAGGCGTGGATTTGTACCTACGAAGTTACCTGCGTAGATAAGGTACCCAACTTGTGTAAGCTGGTCTACTGGAGACTTCATCTTACGGAACTGGAATCCACGAGTAGCCTTTACGTTACCTGGGACACCAGCTGGAACTGCATCAGTTGTCTGACGGAAGTTAGCAGGGATAATATCCTCGTTCTTGTAGTCAAAGCCAACGAATCCGAAAGCCTTAGTGTTTACAAGGAAGAACTTACCTGATGGAACTTGTTCGTCTTTAGCGATAGCAGTACCACGGAATGTAAGGTATACGAAGCCTTGCTGAGCTCCCATACCTGGGGTTGAAGGAACACCACCGAACGCATTCATACGTGGGTATCCAGAAGCCTGAATGTTAGCACGTACTGAAGGAGTAAGAAGAGATTCGTAGGTAGACCAAATAGACTTTGTTGTGAAAGCCATGTTTGGATCATCAACACCAATAGTTGTTGCATCTTCTGCTGTTGCAAGCTTAGCAAGAGTAAGTGCTCCTGTTGAAGCTAGGTAATAACCTGAAAATGCTGAGTAAGTTGAACGTGATAGATCACCATATGTTGCAAACAAAGTACTGTCTGAAGCACAGTTTGCTAGAGAATCCCAATCATTACCTGTTCCATTACCTGTATAAAGGTTTTGTGCAAGGTTGTTCATTAGAGATTGACCTTGTGAGTCAAATTCTGTGTCTAGAAGATTAACAATTTGTTCGTCACCCATGTTAGCTGTAGTTTCAGCAATTGCTACCACTACTGGCTTATAGGTCATTTTTAGATTGAAGTTAGCTTGTACACGAACATTTTGTCTATCAGTATCAAGTTTATCTGCAATACCAGCGTTACCACCGTTAGTAGTATCTTGGTATTTAATGGCAAACTTGTATGATGTACCAGTTGTCCATGATTTAGCTGTTTGTAGAAACGTCATAAGACCAGGTGTACCAGTTGTTACTTGGTCAAACACTTTTGGAATTATGTATTCACGAGTTGTTGTCGTGACGGCTGCGTTAAAAATCATTTATTTTATAAATTAACCTGTAATGCTACGCAAAAAGTCTGTAGCAGAACTGAAGTTTCTTGGATCTGGTTTACCTATTCCTGCGTTTGGTGTAATAGATACTGGATCTTGTCTTTTCTTAATGTCGTGTGCTGTTTTTTCTTGGACATTTTTTATAAGAAGATTCATATCTTTCATGTTTTGGTACGCAAGTTGTAAATCAGTAAACTTATACTTTAAAGCATGTTGGAAAAGCGCATTTTCGTTCAAACTTGGATCAGTCTTTTTGATTCCGTCAAGCTGTGTAGCGACTTCTGTCTCTATTCTTTGCTGTTCTTGAATCCGTTGGCTTTCTGTCTGTTCGATTGTTTTAATTACCTCTTCTTTTGCTTTTTGGATAATTTCCTCGTATGTTTCTGGAACCCAAGGTTCTTTTGGTTCTGTTGTAACTTCTGGTGTAGTTGCTTGCTTATACTGTGCTAATTCTTGGCTTTTACGTGTATATTCTGGGTAAAAGTTTTCTTTCCATTCCTTAGTCAAAGTATCAGCGTCCACTTTTCTACCATCAGGAAGCTCGAATAATTCAGGCTCTGCTGGTTCAGTAGGTGGTACTACTGGTTCCTCTTGTTCAGTTGGAACTACTGGCTCTATAGTAGGTTCAGTTTCTACAACTGGTTCCTCGCTAGGAGCTTGTATTGATTCTGGGTCCATAATTCTTTAAGACTGCCTTTTGCTTAACTTGGTCTTTCGACTGTCAGCAATCGCTTGGTCAAGATTATTTTTTAATGTTCGTGTATAAGTTTAGGGACATTACACATGGTCACACTTTTTATATTTTGTAGCCTTTCCTTTTGGCTTCAGATAGCATAATTGCTATGGCTTGTTTGTTTGGGACTTGTTTTCCTCTTACCCCTTTTTCTTTTATTTCTCGCATTTTTGCTGCCATAAAAGCTTCTTTTGGTGTCATTTTTTTCATACTGGTTGCATTTGTGGTGGTAAACCAGCCTCCATCATTGCTGTTGCTTGTGATGGTTGTAATTCACCAGGCTTAGCTGGTAAAGGCATTTCTTCTTCTTTTAAACCTACTGCTTGAGCTGGATTTTGTTGATACAACACCGCATTTCTAGATAACTCTTTAGGGTTGTTATAATTAGCAATTTCAAGGTAATCGATTGGAGAAATATAGCCATTTTTAACATCATTTTGTGCTTGTTCAAATTTAAACTCATCATCAACTGGAAGTGTTTTGCCAGCAATAATTGTTACTTCTGTACCGTCTTCTATGTCGTCTTGTATCAAATCAATAACTTCCATAGCATCTTCCTTACCCATTACTTTTGCATAGTGTCTTTCTGTGTAACGAGTTTTAGCTAGTTGCATACTCCAATTAAACATTTCGTGGGAAACATAATCTACAACTTGCACCAACTCATTTAGTCTTAAATAAGATTGTTGGATGAGAGCTAATCTACCTGCTTTTGTTTCTTGACCTTGTCGATCCCCTTTAAATGCTGATGTTGCAGCCATTATATTGTCAATTTCATTTCTAGAGTCAATCATGTCATCAAAAACCATTTGTGGTAAAGCTGAACCAGTCTCTCTTATTACTCCATCTTTTACGTTTTTGCCCCAAATAATACCTTTTGTTTCAAAACGGATACGTTGAGCATCTTGTTTACCCATTGTTCCAGAATCAACCTTTAAAAGACCGTTAACCATTTCACAGTTTTCATCAATGTCCATTTTTCTCTTATCAATACCTTTCTGCAGTTCTGCTGACAAAGTAATCATGTCTGTTCTACCTATTGGAGAATTTTCGTTATTGAAAATAGTGGCAAAAATATAAGGTTTTCTTGGGTGGTTGAAAAAATTGAAGAAGTACGGTTTGTATTCTGTTGTCTCCGTAATTTCACCATTTTCTTTTGGTTGGAACATTGATTTTATTGCCTCAACACCCTTCTCAACAATTCCTTTTTCTTCTATTTTAGGAACACGATTATACTGATCAATTTTTATTTCTTGCAATTTGGAACGACGTGTCTCCCCCTCCAATGTTTCAAGTTCTTTTGATTCCTCTTCTGTTATCAGAACACCGTCCCAATCCCAATAAGGATTTTTTATACAACCAAGGATAATATTATCAATTTTAAAAATAACATAATTTCCTATCCAAGCTTCTTTGTATTTAACATCTGGATTTTTTATGTACAAAGACTCTTCATCAGTTATGCCAAACTTTGACATAAGCTCTTCTTTTTTACTAGGAAAACGTTCAATAAGAGAACATAGATTGTCATCTATTTCTTCAATAGCAAAATCAGTGGTATTTTCGTTTCTAGAAAACTTATTAAAACGAATTTTATTTGGATCTACAACTTTAAAATCAAAATCATCAATGATAGGATTCCAAAAAGGTTTTATAACAATAAGTCTTGAAAAATAAAGGTTTCGTAGCCCCATTCTTAAAGTTTCTTTAGTATTTAAATCCACAAGTTTTTTTTGTAAAAACTTTTGTAATTTTCTTGCGTAGTCTTGTGATGTTTCTGATGTTCTTCCTGGTAAAACATTAATTCCTGGTGGATTAGCAATTAGCGAATTTATAACTGCCTCCATATTAACAAATACCCTGTTTGCTTGGACTTTATAATTTTGTCTTTTTTGTGGAATAGTTTGCAACCACGCAGCTTTATTTTCGTAAACACCAGTATTTACTTTTGTGATTGACTTTATTTTATCCCAAACTTCATACGATGAATTCCACCTTGATTCTACAAGTTGGTTTTTTTGAATATCATTAAGTTTTGAAATATCTATATTCATAAAAGAAAACGAACACCCCATTTTAGGAGTGCTCGTTCGTTGTTTTGAATTTGAGCTTTATTTATTTGTATTTTAATTGTAAGACACAGGATTATTTATGTCAAGCTTTTTATTTGCAATTTTTCTAGAAAACAATACATCTGCTCTTTCAATTAATTGTAATGTGCCATTTGAATCAAAATGAAGAACAACTTTCCCATTTTTTTGATTTAAAGCTCCGTTATTTAAAAGAAGTAAAAAAGTATCGTAATGTTGTTGAAACAAAATAAATTGTTCTGCTTCTTCGTTTAATACAAAAATAGGTATTTTATCCATTGTTTTCTATAAAATAATCAGTAATGTCGTACACATTGTCTGCATCAATAATTGGCTTTTCTTCTACATTTTGTCCGTAAAACACTCCACTACTAGCTCCCAACATAGCGATATAACTATAAAGATCTGCAAAAACAAAATGGTCTTCTCCTGTTGTAGAATCCCAAATATACCTTTCAATACCTTTATTATTAGTTACTTTCTCTCTTCTTAATGTTTCAAAATGTTTTATATACAATCTAAAATTTTCATCAGCTGGTACACCAATAGACCACTTTGCCTCAATCATTGAAGTAAGAAATTGGTCTAAAATTCTATCTCGAAAAGAATAGACAATACCTTTTTTATCCCCTTCTCCCCACCAAACAATAGTTTGTGGGTTGTTTGAATTTTCCATGAAGTAAGACATCTGCATAAAAGGGTACTTTTCTACTATGTATCTTGAAAGAGTTGTATTTGGCATAGCATCTATCACTCCTGCGGTAGGCTTCCAATACGCAATTAAATCATCAAGATCAGAATCTTTACTAAACCTACCCATTTTAAGTAATCCTTTTTCACTTCTTACAACGTAATGTTTTATATTTCCAACGTCTACACCAAGATAAACATGTTTGCCTGTTAAGTCTCGTGGTGTCCAAAGGTCTAATATGGTTGTTTTGTTTACAGATAAATCTCCTGGTGAGTATGCTAATCCTAGAACGAAATTGTGGAAATACGCTGGATCTCCTTGTGAGTCTTCAATAATTTCTTCTGCTTTAATCCAAGGACACATTAAATGTGAAATGTGATATCCGCTAATCTTTTTTCCTGGTTGCTGTGCTACCCATCTACCATTACGTCTTACATCATCATCGATAGGCTTCTTACATGCCCTACATTGGTAAAATTTGCCCTCTAGATTGATTGAATCGGGAAAGACGAGGAAATGTTCATCTTTACAATGTGGACACGTTATAACCCATTCTTTCTGGTCTGACTTGTGCCACGCAATATCCAGCTCATCTCTTTCACTTCCTGGATTACTAAAGAGCCAACGACCTTTATACTGACTAGCTTTGGTACGTGATTTGTACGTTTCAATAGCATTCTGGTCAGAACGTGAGATTTCATCGTGAATAAGTAGATCCGCTGTCGTAGAAATAGCTGCAGTTTTACTGTTAGTACCTTTGAAGAAGATAAATCTATCGTTTAGTTCCTTTCTTTCTACGTTGTCCGTTGCCATTCCTTGGAATTCGTGGTGGTTGGCTTGAACTATCTTATTGAATTTAGAGGACACGAACTCATTAACGTCACTATCACTACTCATCGTGTAGATAACGTTAAAATGTAAGTGTTTTATAGCAAACAAAGCTTTTTTTGAGAAAGTAACTGACTTTCCCACCTGTGCACATGCAGTAACAGCTATTTCTGGTGTCCAATCTGTAAGAATATCTAGTAGAAATGGTCTATCAGAATAATCAAAAGCTTCTCCTTTTTCGTTTACAAAACCTTTTTCGGTGATCCATTGAAGAATTGAGAAATATTGTTTATCTTTCATTTAGATAAAAAGCATATTTATTTATCTTCCTCGTTTTCTTCTTCTACAATAGCAACTTCTTTACTAACAAGTGACATAGCGATAGCAGTAGCTGATTCAAGAGCAAGACGAGTAACTTTGAATGGATCTATAATGCCTGCATCAAACATATTTACACGCTCTCCTGTTCTAAAATTGACCCCCATTCCATCGCTTGAAGCGTAGTGTTGCATATTTGCATTCTTTCCCATTTGAATAAGAGGTGCTGTGAGAGAATTTGCAAACATAGGTTCATTAACACGACCTGCAACTGTTGTTAGTGCAACACCACCACCTGGAAGTATCCCTTCCTGTAATGCAGCTTGTGCCGAGTTAATAGCATTCTGAAACTTAACTTTCTTAGCGTGGAATTCTGTATCTGTGTACGCACCTACACGAATAACTCCTATACCCCCTGTTAAAGCTGCTAAACGGTCTTCTAGCATGCCCCTTTGGTACTCGCTAGTACTTCCTTCAATTTGAGATTGTAGGCTCGCTATACGTGATTCTAGGGCTTCTCCACCCTTCCCACCAATGATGGTTGTTGAGTCTTTTGTAACGATTACTTTTTCTGCGTATCCACACATACTTACATTTGCATCATGTAGTTTAAGCCCTTGTTCTTCGCTTAATACTTTTGCACCAGTGAGAGCTGCTATGTCAAATAAGAACTCACGAGCAGGAGTAGCGTTATAAGGATTACGCACACAAGCAATCTTAGCGACACCGTTTGAAGCGTTCAATGCAAGAGTTCCAAGCGCAACACCGTCTACATCATCAGCAATGAAAAGAATAGACTTACCTGCCCCGATAGAACCAAGTAAACCTGTTTTGTTCTTTAGTTGCTCTGCTGTAGCACCTATTTGTTCGTTAGTGCTTAGTTTACGGTCTACAAGCACAATGATTACATCTTCAAGTACAGCACTTTCTGTACTTGGGTCTGTTATAAAGTAAGGTGAAATATATCCTTTATCAAAACGAGCACCTTTTACTACCTCACTTGAATAGCCAAGCTTTGCTCCTTTCTCAACAGTTACAACTCCATTTACTCCAACTTCTTTAATAATCTCTGCGATAATCTTAGATACTTCAGGATCTAGTGATGAGATATTAGCTATTTTTTCGATGTCTTCTTCCGTAATGTCTCGCTTAATCTTTGAAAGTTCAGTTAATACTTCGTTAAGTCCAGCATGTAGTCTTGCCCTAATTTCTCTAATTTTTGAGGAGTCAGTTTTAATTTCTTTAAAAGCTTCTTCGACAAGAGCTTGCGTAAGGACGGTGGTAGTAGCAGTACCGTCGCCTCCTTCTGTACTTGTTCTGATAGCGGCTTTTCTAAGTTTTTGTAGTCCAAGTTGCTCATACGGGTCTTTGAATTTAAGGTTTTTAAGTATTGTAACACCGTCATCTGACTCTAGTGGGTGAAGTCCTTTTACTTCAATAATTGACTTCATTCGCA